AGGGTCTTTTGACCAAAGATTACAATGCCCTCTGCCGGGAACTGTGCGATTGGGTTAATAGCTGCCTCATAAAGCTTGTCGCGCTCCTTCTGAACCAATCGATGTCGCACGCCAGTAACGGGTACGCCCGCAGCGCCGTTCTGAGAAAGACCTCCGCGAGTGAATCCAGCAGGTGCGAACCACAGTTCTTCGTTTCGGTCGGTACTGGAGAAAACTCCCATCGCAGCGACTGAAGGGGGAACCCAAAGCTTCGCGCTGTTAACCGTATCCGAAATCTGTACCCATGGGTAGTAAGCACAAGCGTAGCTTGAGTTCAAGTCACGTGCTTTCAGGTTACTCACAGTGTCCGATACCGTACCTAGAGTCTCTGCCTCTTGCTCGGTTGTCGGAACATACCCGCCTTCAAGGTCGATAACCGCAAGCATGTCTCCACGACCCTCGGCTACCTCAATCATGTGGTCTGTAATACCAGTCTCAGTAATACCGGGAGCGCAAATCGCGTTAATCTCAACCCGGTCAGGGTCAGATACAACATCGACAGCCATCTTCATAGAGTTGAAGGCATAGCTGTTAAGCTCCGTCTTCCCGCTCAGGGGTGCGATGTTAGTAGGCTCGGTAGTAGTACCGCTTGAGTTACGGAGCGGCTCTGCCTCGATGATGTTGAGACCATCGAAGCCGCCGAACATCGGCACGCAGAACTTGTCGAAACCGGCATCAAGCACGGTCTCATAAGTTGCGTCAGACTCAGCCGTAATCGAGTCACCATTTGCACGTGGACCCTGCAACCACGTTGCATGAGCAGAGGTGGTGGCATCTCTCTTAAGATCGTCAAGAGAGAACACGTCGGTGGTCGGACCTTGATTAGTCTGTGCGTGAGTACCATCATTCGCCAAAGCAAGAACATCTGTTTGCTCCGCGTATGGCTGAAGCGAGCCAGATGCGCTGACCGTCACGTTAGTGTTTGCCGCTGCGTCCACACCATTAGGTGAGTAGCTGTAAATACTGTAAGTAGCCTTACCTTGTGCAGCGAAAGCACGAGCAATATCGATTACACTCGCGTCGAACTTCTTCGTCGCGGTAACAGTGGTTGTTACCTGAGTCGTGTCAAGTCCGAAGAAAGCCTTCGTCGGATCCGAAAGGGAACCGCTCTTACTGTTCTGTCTCATTGGCATCTTAGGCCACTGAATGTCCCAAGTCGTGGCTGCGACAGTCTGATCAATTATCGCAGTGTCAGACTTATTATTGAACGTGGTCGCCGAGTCGTTAATCCACAGCTCGCCAGACTCAGCCGTCGTTTTGTAGTCCTTAACGTTGTCAGAGTCCGTCAGGACCGTCTGACCGATCATTCGCGGATTGCTAAAGAACCCGAATGGCAGAAGCTTTGAATCAGTTGCGCCATCTTCGACCGTGAGGTCCATCTTAACGCGGATATATCGTGACCTCGAATCGTAGTTGCCTCGAATCGTCCATCGGCGATCGGTCTCGCTCCACTCTCGATACTGATCACCAATCTTCTTGGCGACGTAGTTCGGAGAGTTCGGGTTCAAAGTACACATCGAGAAACGCTCAACATACTGTGGGGCACCATCGGTGTCATCAATCTTTCGAAGGTTAACCGAGAACGTACCGTAGGGGTCGCTCTTGTTGGTCGATGCCTTTACATCCTCAACAGAGACCTTGATATTACTCTGACACCATTCGCCGTCGTCCTTACCCTCAAGTCGGAACAGCTTTTGCATGTTCTTGGCTGCAAACGCGGTGTTGTTAGAGGTTAAGTCCTGTCCAACAATCCAGCCAGTACGACTCGGTTGTGTGTTACGCAAGTTGACGTTCAAGCCAAACTCAGCGCCGAGGTCGGTCGAGTTGGCGTTCAAGCCAAGGATGCAGGCGACAGACTTGTCCGCGCCGTCGCACAACCCGACGATATCCCACACAGAGCGATCAAACGTCTCACCCAAGAAATAGGTCTTTCGGTTGTCTGAAGGCGTAATAGCATCGTTACAAAGCGTGGGATTTGTATTGATCCGATCACGGATGTATTTGTTGCTATTAACGTTAAAGTTGATAAGCACGTCCTCTTGAACAACGTTAGAACTATCCTTGATCACGAGCCTGAACTCGTGATCCTTGGCGATGGAAGCAATTGCAAGATTCGAGCCCGTTGCTGCAACGCCATCAGCGGCAGTACCAGAAAGCTCAACGCCACCGTCCTTGCAGTAAATAATTGCCGCGAGAACTGCGTCCTTAGAAGCCCCAGAACCGCTCACGGCAATGAAGAGACCATAAGCGCCGCCGGCGGAACCATCAGCTACGACGCCGGTAGCTTCACCAACCTGCCACCCAGCGCTTGCACCGATAGTGCCAGCGGTTGCATGGTCGTTGTGAGCGCGACCCAGAACGCGAACGATTGTCGCTTGGGGAGTATTTCGCAGCCATGCTTGAGCAGCATAAGCAGCATAAGTCGGTCCCAAGGTGTTGCCGTTGCGCCAGATGTCGCCACCTTGCTTGCCGGGAACTGGGTTCCCGAACTGTTCAACAAACTCCGAGAAGCTGTTGACCTGAACTGGTTGTAGGGAGGGTCCGCGAGGAAAACGACCAATAATCGCTGGTCCCATTGCGGCGGGGGTTCCCGGTAACTGTGAATTGTCAATCTCGGTAACGTAAATACCGGGTGATACAAACTTGAATTGTCTATCGTCTGCCATGTTTAAAGTCTCCCATTACATGCTTTTTTTATTCTGTGCTTATAGACGCACCTTCTTACTGATATAAATAGTGTTGCGCCGGTCGAAAGGTAGTCTTAAGCGGCGAGTTTTTGATTAAGTGTTTTCGTCATAATCATCCCGTAACTTACCGCGTAGGGGATCCTTCTCCATCCAGTCGTTAATGTCACCTAAGACGGAGCGCTCGCGACCCCAACGTGCAACAGTCGCGGATTGTCTTCTAACTACTTTCGGACGATCTTGGTTCGGTCCATCGCCCATCAAGTATCCATTGACGATCATCGAAATCTCAGTTTCATATACCCGCTCTTCCTCGTTCATTTCGCTGATGTTATTGTTCTTAGTATAGTTAGAATCGATGTGAGCAAGATACTGGTGATGCTCTCCTCTAAGCCGAAGATCATTTTTTTGACCAGCGCGAGTGATAAAGGGTGTCAAAAGCTCGTTCATCTGTTGTTGATAGCCTGTCCGCAACGAAATGGAATACTTCACGTCTATGTAAACCGGGAGGGGGACTGTGATTATATCAAAAACCGGCGTCTTATGTTCGTCGGTCCACTCTCTCATGTTTTTCTGAGCATGACCAGAGTCGGTAGTCTTTCTTGCGCTCTTGGCATTAAGCTGACGAGCGGTTCTTGTTTGGTTGATGACCTTGCCGATCGAAAACTGGTTACCCATCTTGTCTCGAACTGCTGGAATGTTAACACCCATCGTTCCCTTCTTCACAGGGTCCTTCAAGACTTCAGTTCTGGAAATTGCGATAAGAGGTAGTTTAAGCGTACCGCCAGCATCTCTCAACTCCTTGTTTTTCTTTCGTTGATACGATCGCTCGGCAGCAACCCACAAGACTGGAACCTTCTTCCATCCCTTGTTTGTTGTAGCGAATAGGTCTAGCTCTTTATTAACGTAGTCAACAACGGCTGCATCTATAATCTCCAGCGTTGAGGGTGGGATTTCATAATCATATTCTTCGAATCTTGGATCTTTAGTCGGCATCAAACACACCCTCTCTTGCCTTAACGCAAGTCGCTTCGACTTCCATTGTTGTGTCTACGTCACCCCAAATCTTACTGCCGGCGCCCGCCAACTTAACTATCTCGTAATACGTTGAACCATAATAGACAAAATCACCCTCGCGCACAAACAAGTCCTGATCATTGTGAAGCCTTCTCTTGTGGAAGTGAACGGTAATCTTCGGAGTTTTATCCATTCCGTACTTACCAGTTTTTACTTCAGTCTCGGGTCCTTCAATCAAAGCATAAACCCTCACCGGAGGCAAAAAAGACTTTTTAATAGCTTCTCCATAGACGGAATGGAAGCTGGTTCGCTCCATGCTGATAGGATAGTATAAAAGCACCTGTCCAATAACTCGCTCGATCAACTCATCGTTGACCTGTTTTACGAGATCTTTCTCCTTTTGCCCCGTAAATAAAGGAGGCGGCGGATTATCAGGTTGTGACCAGTTTCCCATTTATAAATTACCCCACAAAGATATCACTTGGGATAAAGCTGTTGATTTTTGTGTTATTCTCTATCATCGCAGAATCAGTCTCTGTGAGTTTGTCATAGGTCAAAGAATCCAGCACCTCTTTCAATTCATCACGAAGTGCTTGCTGCTCGTCCTTAGCTTGAGACAAGAGGTCAGAAGCGTTTAAAGTCACATCGGCTCCCGGTATGGGTAGCGAGGCAAACTTTCCTCGAATGTGTCCTAGTATTTCTTTGCACAGTGATAAGCAAAATCGTCGAATCCACTGTTTTCCGATTGAATTAATTTTCTCATAGGGCAGGTTACCAAAAGGAACCGCATTAAGATTATTGACACCACTTATACCCATCTTTCGAGTCGAGTCCTCAGACCACGCATCCTCGGGCACGAAAAACTTAACCCAAATAACCTTGGGCGATGCAGCCGTTGGTGTCGGAAACAAGCGGAGCCGATTGTCGGTTAGCTCATAAGAATAGTGGGAAGTCCGTGTGTTCAAGGCATCTTCGTATGCCATGGCTTGAAGCTTATTTTGCCACACTGGTACCAGCTCGTATGTGGATTCATCGGCATACTGACCATAAGTGCCCAAGTTGCCCACTACATTGATTCCGCCATAGTAACCATAGTATCTCCACATGGCACCGGGGGTTTTATAAAAGACATCACTGATAACAACTCGGTTGTTGTTAACTTTGTTGTAGAACGCCTCCGAGGCTACAGACGAACTAGTTTGAATAATACTCTGAAGGTCGTAATCCTGCACGTCTGCCGTCAGCGAGACCGACGCAGAATAATGTCGAATCGAACCTCCAGTCCCCAACTCGATTGCAGCAGCCTCAGACACTCGAC